TTCCTCTCTGTACCATTTGACAAGGTTTCGAATGTTGATTACAGTCGCCGGGACGGTGATGACTAGCAATCCGTAGACTCGGCTGCGGAAGGCAATCCAGGTCCAGAGGGCTCCCGACACCAAGTGCAGGAGGTAGCCCCACCACCGCTTGTTTCCCACGACGACCTTCGCCACTAGCTCGAAAAGTCCGGCCAGGTAGTCCATGTCAATGTCCCAGTGGGTTGAAGGTCCGGTCGATCAGGGGGATGAGGCTTGTGTTGCTCGCGAAGTGGAATCGGACATCCCGCCTGCGAAGAAACCGCCTCGTTGCTCTGAACGCCACCTCTTTCTCATCATCCCAGGTGTCCCAGGGATTTGATCCACCTCTCCCAGCAGTCCCACAATAGGGGGTTATCGGCCCGAACGAGGTGCTCCCACTCCCCGCAGATGGCGTGATACTCCTGCCAGAAGCCTGAAGACTTGGCGAAACAGTGGCAGTTGGTCAGGAAGCAGCGGCGGTGGGTGCTCTCGTGCCAGTAGGTCACCTCCAGTTGCAAGGGGTCACTGGACTCATTCAGGAAAACCAGTTGGGGGTAGTCCGTGTCGTAGTATCCCAGAATCCCGTCCATCTTCTCCAGGCGGACATTGGGGTCTTTCCGGTATTCGAAATGATAGTCCAACATTACTTGCACTCCAGGTAGGTGTACCCGCAGGAATAGCTGACCTCAAGAGGCACCCGAAGTGCAGCCACGTCCCGCATGATTTCAGAGACTTCCTTTCCGGCCCGCTCGGCGTATTCTTCCTTGACCTCGAACAGAATCTCGTCATGGACTGTCATTACAATCTTCATGTCCATTTCCGGGTGGCAGTCGGCGTACCGCTGGACGTGGACCATCGCAGCCCGCAGGATGTCTGAGCACAGCGATTGAATCTTGAAATTGAACGCCTGCCGGTAGGATTTGCTGAGCCTTGGGTCGAGGCGACGCCGACGCCCAAGCTCAGTCGCTACCCATTTCCGGTTCTTCACCTCGGCCGCACACCGCTTGATGGCCTTCGCCACGCCGGGATACGCCCGCATGAAGGAGTCGATCATCTCCTGGGCCTTGGCTTCCGAGATGTTCAGGTTCTTGGAGATTCCACTTGCTGTGGTCCCATAAATGATGGGGAAGTTGATTCCGTTCTTGCCGATATGCCGTTCTTCCTTGTAGGTTTCCTTGTACTTCGGGTAATCGGGATGCGAAGTCTTCAGGCACTCGTCCGGAATCGGAAGGTTGAACAGCATCTTGGCCGTCATCAGGTGGGGGTCCAAGTCTTCCCGGAAAACCCGCAGGAGCGTGGGGTCATTGGAGATGTGGGCAAGCACACGCATTTCCTGGCCGGAATAGTCCGCCGCCACCAGTTTCTTGCCCTTGGGAGCGACGATGCACTTGCGGTACTCAATCGGGCAGAGCGGGTCAGGATTCGGTAGTTGTTGAAGATTCGGGCTGCTGCATGAGAGGCGGCCGGTGACGCAACCGCAGTTGTTGAAGCTTGCTCGGATGCGACCGTCCGAGTCGATGTACTCGTATACCGGCTCGATGAAGGCACTGATCGCCTTCTGTAACACTCGGTAAATCAAGAGGTTGTGGACGAACGGGCTATCCTTGTATTTCTGCAAAACTGTACTGGATGTGCTTTTCTGGCCCCCCTCTGTCTGGTCAGTCAGCTTTTTCCCAATGGCAGACTCGATCAGTGGGATCAACTGCTGTGGGCTGTTGAAGTTGACGCTCGTCACCAATTCCTCCCCACCGCCGATGAGCTTCTGCTTGTGATAGTGCTTACCGGCCTGCTCGTGTAGCTCCATGAGCACCTGGTCCCGCTTCTCCAGTACCCAGGTTTCGATCCGCCGCAATTCATCCAGGTCGAATTGTACCCCGTTGATGTGCAGATGCATCAGAACAAACTGGAATGGCATCTCAATATCGAAAAACAGCCGGTCGAGCTTCTGGGCATACAACTGCGGATTGAACAGCTTGTGAAGCTTCCAGGTGTAGATTGCGTCGTTCAGGGCGTACTCGTGAAACTTGTACGATCCTGTCCCGCTTGCCGAGGCTTCCTTGTAGCTTGTCGTCTTGGCCCCAAGGTGAACCTGGGCAAGGTGTTTCAGTCCGGTCGGGCTTTCCTCGTCTAACAGGTGGGCCGCCACCTTGGTGTCGAACAGCTTGCGAGGGACTTTTCTGATGCCCACCTTGTGGAGCACCTTCAAGTCGAAGTTTGCGTTGTGCATCACCAGGGCCTTGAAGTGACTCTCGAACATTTCCCGCAGGAAGTCGATGACCCTGGCTCTCAGTCCACTGGCATGTGGGAGGTGGAGGTAGCAGGCCCGCTTTCCATCGCAGAAGGAAATGCCCAACATCTCCAGGCGATAGTAATTCAAACCGGTTGTTTCTGTGTCCACGGCCACCGTGTGGCCGAGGCCACGCAGCCAGGGCTCGATTGTGATTTCCCACGTCCTAGTACTGTATTCGCTGAATAGATGCTTCTCGTCCATGTCTAGTCCCCGGTCACTAAGTAGGCCCAATTTTTTAGTATTCATTATAATCCCTACAAACCAAACAATCAGAACATCATTCGCACCGACTCGCCAAATAGCTCTGCGATCAACCTCGTAAGGATTGTCCCACTGCTCCTTGGTCACGGCTAGCATCGGGTACTTCTTCACCATACCATCCCAGACACGCTTCACACTCGGCCAAGACCAGCCCAGCTGCTGTGCCGCCTTGTTGAAGCTAAGTCCGTCAAACAGCGGGTGCACCAGCATCAGCAACTCAATTTCCTGCTCGTTCAGGTCAACTTCAACCCCATCAATCTTCATGTCGTGCCCTTCCAAAAAAGTGAATGTTGTTCGACTGCCCCATTAGACAATCAATCCGACAAAAGGTTCCCACAGATTTCAATGTATCTCTCCGTATAATCCAACAATTTTTCGAATATCTAAAAGCTCAGAAAAAACTTTCAAGTGCTTCACGATATAGAACTAGTTTGTTTTAGGAATCATCCAGAATAGGGCCTAAAATCGGCGTTTTCAGGCTAAAAACAAGGGGGTGGTAAAGTATAACGATTATAACGATTATAGTAATGGATAAAAAATTGGCCCTACATAGTAGAGAAGCATGGGGGGAAGGCAGGGATGCCGGGGGGATAGAAAAGCCAATCCAGGATGGATACAGGAAGTCCCGCAGGGAGAATGGAATCTCCCAAGAAAGCGATGGATGGGTTGGGCGAGCGAAAGCGAGCACTCGACGAGCAGGGAGCGAGGAGATATAGGAGTATAGAATATAATATAATATAAGAGAGATAAAGATTCTCGGACCTTGAGGATTCACGGCCCGGTATAGGTTGTAACGATTGTAACGATTGTAACGAAAACTAAAAAATTGGCCTTACTATATGAAGGGGGGACTAGATTTGAGGTGCTCTATGAAGAAGCTATGCCGACGATGCTGGGAGTGGAAGCCGACGGAATCGTTCCAGCAGAGGGAAGATTCCTGGGGGCTTTATGCCTGGTGTGACGAGTGCCGAGAACGCGAGGGCCGTGCCACTGTCCCTGCGGACCAGGCTGAGTACATCGAGAAAACACGCATGTTTATGTCCCCCGCCCCCGAAGCAGGTACTAAGAACACAGTGCAAAGGCGATGCCGAGATCATGTGTCGCCTGCGGAGGGGCGGTAATGGGACGCCCGCGAAAAGGCGATGAGATTCGGGTCAAGTTTGACCGCGTGCCGACGAACATCTGGAGCCGTCGGAAGTGCGGGCAGGCGAGGTTTCATGTCGATATTGCCAAGCTGACGGCCTCCCTCATCGCTGCGGGGTTTCCGATCACCGCCGTTGAATCAATGTTAGGTGTCAAACCAACAACGATCCAGCGGTGGAAGAAAAACAATCCGGAGTTTGCCCTGGCCCTGGACAAGGGGAAAGAGGCTGCCATCCGATACCTCAAGGGGGCTGCTATCCAGCTTGCCTGCGGGTATGATTATCAGGAGATTGAATACACGGTAGTCACCGACCCTGAGACGGGCAAGGAACGCATTGCGAAGAAAAAGGTGCACGTGAAGCACCGTCCGCCGAATACGGCCATGCTGATCTTCCTGCTGGTAAACTTCACCAGGAACAGCGACGAGCCGCTGAAGAATATCCGTCAGGTAGAGTCTCCTTCGGAACCCCTGGAGTTTCAGGGCGGCGAGAATGAGAAGACGAGGTTGTTAGAAGCGTTGCAACAGGAGCTAAAGCGGTCGAAGCCAGTGTCAGCCGAGGTGGTGGATGAACCAGTTGAAACTGGATGATCCAAGGGATTTCTTCCGGGCCGTTCCGACGGAGCCCTTGGCGAACCTTGAGTTTCGCAAGACTCTGCACCGGCTCCTGCTGTCTGACAAGGGTTTTCAGCGGGCTTACAAGGAAATGCTGCTGGAATACCCACCGCTCTTTTACAACACAATAGCGTGGACCTTCAACCCGCAGAAGCCAGCGGGCCACAGAAATCAGCCCTTTATCCTGCGACCGGCCCAGATCAAGGCAGTCGAGGGCTTCGACTACTGCTACAAGAACGGGAAAGAGGTGGTTCTCGACAAGACCCGTAAGGAAGGGGCGTCGGAGCTAATCACTAAATTCCTCGCCATGCAGTGGCTCCTATCCCCGGAGTTTCAGGCCCTCATGGGCAGTCGTAAGGAAAACCTGGTAGACGATAAGACCCAGTGGTCCGGCGGGAAGATTTCTGGTAACCCATCCTGCCTGTTCCATAAGGTGTTGTACACGCTGTACTTCTGTCCGGAGTGGCTGAAGCCGAAGCCCAACTCGTTCAGCAAGACAAACCTTCTGCTCCAGAATCTTGACAATGGGGCGGTGATTGCTGGTGAATCGACCAACGACAATTTTGGGGCCGGTTCGCGGCACAGCATTGTCTTCATCGACGTGTCGGACTGCGTGATTTATTGCTCGACACACTTCTACGGCGTTGCTCACCCCTACAACCAACTCTTGACTGGGCAGTTTGGGCAGAAGGAAATCCTGACTCTCGCGTGGGAAGACAACCCAGAGGAAAACGTCGGCCTATATCGGAGCCCTGAGCCTGGTGTCGTTGCCGTGCGGGACATCGCCTACTACCGTGCGAAGTGTCCGGAGGTGTTCAACGACATCGAGGCGGACGAACCCATAAAGGTCGAACCGATTCAGGACAAGCTGGAAAAGGCTGGCATCGCCTTCGTAGCTGACGGGGGAGACAGCAACGAAGGCGGATGGCGTAGCGTCTGGTACGATAAAATCGCTGCTGCACGTAGCCCACGGGACATCGCCCAGAACATTGACCGCCGTCCGATTGGGGCGGGCGAGACGTTCTTCTCGCTTGCCACACTCCGCCGGATGGAGATGGAGCACTGTCGCCCTGCGGACATATTGTGCTCGACCAGGACCAGGATGGCAAGATCAAGTCGGCCCGCTTCGTGGTCACGGGGAAGGGAAGACTTCAGTGGTGGGGCTCACTCACAGATGGACGTCCCCGACAGGACAGAAACTACATCATCTCGGCCGATATTTCGCGGGGCACCGGGAGCAGTAATTCGACCCTCGGCATCTATGATTGTACTACGCATGAGCGGGTCGGAACGTATGCAACCCCCCACCTGTCGCCGGAGAGCTTTGCTGACTTGACTGTAGGGGTGTGGTTGTGGGTTGGTGGAATAAACTCCCCCTACTTGATTTGGGAAGAATCCGGCCCAGGTCAGGTGTACGGCAAGAGGCTGATGTCTCACCCCGTCGGTCCGGTGTATGAGGATCGGGACCGGACAAAGATCGGATCGCCCAGGAAGAAGCGTTGGGGCTGGTACTCGACGGCTAAGAAAAAGCGAGCCCTGCTGATCGAGTTGGATTCTGCCCTCGCTGCGGGGGTTGCTGGAAATAAAGGTCAGCAGTACTTGGTCGTCCATGATTCGAATCTTATCCGGGAATATGAGACGTATATCGAGTTTCCTGATGGCTCCGTTGGACCGGCCCACTGCATTACCGAGAGCGGCGGGGCACGACAGTCGCACGGTGACCGGGTAATCAATGACATGTTATTCATCGAGGCGGCCAACCTTCAGATTAGCCCAGAGGCGAAGAAAACAGTGGAGTTTCCGGAGCAGTCCGTAGGTTCACGCTTGATGCAACGTAGGCGTAAAGCCTACACCGACAGACTCAATCAAAGGTTTCTGTACTGATGGGAAAGATAAAAGACGAACGGAACGTCCGACTAAACTTCGGGCAGCGTATCCTGCGGGCTATCCAAGTGTGGAAAAAGCTTATGGAGGCCCCACTGAAGCATCGCACGACGATGCTGAATGCTTGGATTGCTGGTTATACAGCACCAGATAACAACGGAATCCCACACCCGATCAACCTTATCGACCGGGGCCTCGGCATTCTGATCCCGTATCTGGTGATGTCCAATCCGAAGATGTTGGTGACAACGGACAACTTTCCGTTCGCTCTGACGACCGAGTTGGCCTTCAATCACCTGCTCAAGGAAATCAAGTTTGCGAAAAACACACTTCGACCGGCGGTCAGGGATTCGATGCTAGGAATGGGCATCGTGAAGACCGGGATTGCCAAGGAGTGGCAGGTCGAGGTGTTTGGATACCTCCACGACGTCGGGCAGGTGTACGCCGACACGATTGATCTGGAAGATTACATTGGCGATCCGTCAGCCAAGACGTTCGAGAGCTTTGAGCTTGAGGGGCATGTTTACCGCATTCCACTGGGGGTGGCAAGGGACATGTTTCCCAAGCACGCGGATCGCATCAAATCTCAGTTTCACCTATATGGTGAGGATGTTTCGACCGACGCGATTGTGAAGCCGGGACTCCACAACGAGCAGTATAACACGCTCAAAGAGTGGACCGAGTTGGCTGACATTTGGCTCCCTGATGAGCGAGTTGTTATCACTATCAATCCCCACGACGAGCGTGGCAAGATTTACAACTCGTGGGACTGGGACGGCCCAGAAGGTGGCCCGTTCGACAAGCTGTACTACAAAGAAATCCCAGGGACCCCCATCCCACTACCCCCGGTGTGGTCGTGGCTCGACATGGATACCGCGATCAACGTGATCGTCAACAAGATTCGGAAGCAGGCCGAGGCACAAAAGGCTGTCCTGGCCTATGAGGCTGAGGCTCACGAGGATGCTAACCGCCTTGTTCTCGCTGCGGATCGAGAGGCCGTGAAGGTGCAGCACCGGGATGGGGTAAGGGTGTTTGAGTTTCCCGGCATTGACGCTAATGCCTATAGCTGGATTCAATACCTGGAGAGTCAGTATTCGATCCAGGGGCAGAACCTCTACACGATGGGCGGACGAAACGTGCAAGCCCAGACGCTCGGCCAGGAGCAGATGTTGATGGCGAATGCCAGCAAGTCTGTCGATGACATGGTCGAGCAGGTGTATACTTTTACGACCTCGATTGCCCGGAAGATTGCCTGGTACCTTTGGACCGACCCACTGATTCACGTCCCTCAACTAAAGCGAATTGAGGGATATGGCTCTGTCGAGGTTGTCTTCGACCGTGCGGGACAAGAGGGGGACTTCTGGGATTACAACTTCGAAATTGAGCCATACTCGATGCAGCGGCTCAATCCGAACATGGAGTACCAGCGGCTAATCACGCTGCTGACCCAGTGGGTGCTGCCAACGGCCCAGATTGCGGCCCAGCAGGGGATGCAACTGAACATCCCAGAGGCGACGAAGCAGTTGGCGAAATACCTACAGCTTCGTGGGATCAATGATTGGTTCCGGACCGCGGTACCGAGCAACGTGAATCTGAATCCTTACCAACCACAACTTGGCATGGTGAAGGGTAAAAACGGAGCGATTCAGGATGGCCGCACAGGCGTGTTGGGGGCGGAAAGTCGAAACCAAAATTTGATTCAACAGCAAGCCAGGGCTGGCGGACAGAGCAGTGTAAATCAATAGAAAGGGGACGTCTAATGGGTGAAAAAGTGTGGAGTTGGATTGAGAAGAATCGTTGGACGGTTATTGCTCCGTTGGTGGGCTTGGCGGTTTGGGCCGCGGCTACTGGGTGCACGCCCACTGCTGTCAGTCCGATCTCTGGCGATGAGGTGACGCCTGACGAGTTGCAGACGGACTATGATATTTATATGCACCAGCACGAGATCATGTTGCGGAAATTCAAGGCGGCTGAGGATGACATCCAGAAGCAGATTGAGGATATGGAGAAGCTGAAGGAAGTCCTGCTGGCCCTTGCGAGCGGCAGCGTGGCCGACTGGCCTGGTCTACTGCAACTGCTGGTGAGCGGCGGGGCTCTCGGTGTGGTGCTGGACAACGTGCGGAAGAACGGCGTTATTGCTGGGTTGAAGCGGAACAAGTAAGATGCCTAGAGCATTTGTAGAGGCAGTAAGGCGGGGTGCGAAGGTTATCACCAAAAGACTACCAGGTGGTCGATACGTCCGCCTCGCCAAGCTCGCCTCTGGTAAGTGGGTTCGTGGGGAAGTGAAGAAACGGAAGTCGAGAAATGGCACGTAAGAAACCTTCGTCTGGATTGTCAAAGCAGCAGAAGAGCACGATTGTCAAGAAAGCCCGCAAGGGGGCGGACATCGGCAAGCGTGGCAAGCGGTTCGAGGAAATTGCACGAAAGGCTGCTAAGCGGTATGGATCAAAGGCCGCCGGTCGTCGCGTTGCTGCTGCTGCGATGTGGAAAAAGGTGAAGCGGTAAGGGCTATCATGGCGACAATGAGCATGACAATTCGGGCCTTGCCGACCGACCCGACGAAATCCACCCACCAGTACCGGCAGCAGGCATCGGCGGACAGCGATGAGGAATTGGACCTTGGCGGTGTGTCCACTGCGGAATTGGTAGTCATCAAGGCGGTCACGAATGACTTGCAGGTGGATGCCGATTACTCGACTTCGTTTGATGCCAACATCGAGATTCCGGAAGGTGAGATGGCGGTGTTCAAGCCGGTTGGCACGGTCAGGGTGAAGAACAAAAACGCCGGAGAGCAGTGCACCTACGAGTACCTCGTTGTTGGAACATAAGATGCCAGGATGGTTGGATAAGCTGGAGTTGGAGCTAGATTACATCTTGGGCCTGGCGATGCCACCCAGATCAAAGAAACCACCAGAGTCGAAGGTAATCGAGGCGAAGATGGGACTAGGCCAGAAAGCCAGGATTGAAGACAAGGTGAGCACCCTGCGAATGATTGTGCTGTACCAGCTTTTTGACCGCGAGGCTGCTGAGCGGGAGTTTTGGAAACGTCGAAGGTTCTTCGGGGGCGACAATAATGCCTAGGTACGACTATCGTTGTGAGTCGTGTGGTCACGAGTTTGAGATGTTTCGCCCTATGAAGGATTACAA